ACTTGTACGGGCGATGACGGCCGGCGTCGCCGTGCTCGGTACGGTAACAGTCGGACTTGCGGTATATACGGTTGCGGCGAGGGTCGCCACGGTCGCGACAAAAGCGCTCACGGCGGCGATCCCCGGCGTCAAGGCCATAATGGCGGTTACCGGTGGCGTTGCTTTGCTCGCGGGGGCCGTCGCGGCGTTTTCGGGAGCGAACAAAGACGGCGCGGAAGACGTCGACAGCCTGACTTATTCTTCGCGCGAACAGTACCATCAACTACAGGAACTGCGAAAGGAATATGAACGAGCCAGCGTTGTGGCGGATGTTTTTGGCGATAGGAATAGCGAAACAAGCGAAAGGGCGATTGAACTAAAGCGGCAGGTCGAGGAGCTCACCGCTGAGTATCAGAGAAACAAAAAGACAATAGAGGAACACACGGCGGAAAAGCGGGCGTCGGCCGCGGCGAGCGCTGAACTTCTCTCGGCGCACAGGGATGCCGCCGCGAGAAACGACGGTCAGGAACAATACGAAACCTACCTTGCGCTTCTGGAGAAAGCGGAAGAATTGGAACTGGATGTAACCGACGCGCTGCTGGAAAAAGGAAAGGCGCAAGAGCGATATAACAAGGCGATTAAACTTGTGCAAACCGGAACGGCGAATCAATTGGTTAAGCGTGAGTTCGAGGCGGCGAAAGACGCTTTGAGCGCAATGGAAGAAGCGCACGATTTGGTCGCGGCCGCGATGGAGGAAGCCAGAGGGGCGATCGACAACTACTCCGGCGCGTTGGGTGAAGCGTACAAAGGAAACGCCGAATTGCAGGGAGCGCTTGCCGGCACCAGAGGCGGGATTGTTGCCTTGATCGCCGCCTATGAAGAAGCGTACGACGCGGCGTTGGACAGCATTGGGGGTCAATACGCGTTGTGGGATAAGGCCGAGAGAAGCGTCGCGACAAGCGCTGGCGCGATTAACGCCGCGATTGAGAGCCAGATGTTGTACTGGCGGGAGTATAACAATAATATCGTCAATTTGACAAACAGGACAGGCGACATTGAAGGACTAAGTGAAATGATCGCCACATTCGCTGATGGGAGCACAGACAGCGTAAACGCGATTGCCGGCATGGCAGCCGCGAGTGACGCTGATTTGTCGAAGATGGTTAAGAATTGGAAAGCCTTACAAGACGAGCAAAAAACCGTATCAGAAAGTTTGGGGTTGCTTGTGACGGGCTTCGGAGAATCAATAAACGAAATCCAGAAAGAACTTGAAGAAGCAATCGCCGAAATGGATCTCGGCGAGGAAGCGGCCAAAAGCGGGAAAAACACAATTCAAGGGTTTATCGACGGCGCGGCTGGCATGACGCGGCAAGTAGAAGAAGCGTACGGGGAAGTCGCGCAAGCGGCCATAGACGCCATTGACAACAGGCTCAAGATACAAAGTCCGTCGCGAGAAATGGAATACCGAGCGGAAATGACGTGGTTAGGGTTCATAAAGCAAACCCAGGAGATGCGGCCTTTGGTCGCGGCGGCTATGTCCGGAAGCGTGGGAGCGGGGATCGAAGCGGCCGCGGACACTCCCGCGCTCATGGCGGACTCCGGAGGCGGTGGCGGCTATGGAATAGGGCAAATTGTAATAAGTCCTCAGTATTCGATATCAGGGATTGACAACCCCGAGGGGCTTGAAGCGGTATTCGACGCACAGAACGACACGCTCCGAGAAGTCATCCTTGAAGTAATTTCGGATCGTGAAGCGGACGCCGCGAGAAGGGGGAACAAATGAGCGGGACATACACAACAATCCAGGGCGACATGTGGGATTCCATCGCCCATACGAAAATGGGCGATGTCGCGTACACAGACAAGCTGATGAAGCGCAACCAACAATATTTGGATTACTACATCTTCCCGGCAGGGATAACACTCGCGTTGCCTGACGCGGAAGCGGGCGCGCCGACCACAGCGCCGCCGTGGAAGTTGGTGAGCGTGGAATGATTGAAAAGGATTTCGCGCGCAGAGCAAAAGTAAACGTGACGTTTGACGGCGTCGACATTTCAAAACCGCTGCAAAGATATTTCAAATCGCTCACCTATACAGATAACGAGGAAGACCCTGACGATCTGGAAATACAGCTCGCGGACAAAGACGACGTATGGCTGACCGAATGGCTCGGCAATATTGAGGACGCCGCGATGTCCGTAACCAATATGAAAATCGACGCGGAAATCGTGGCGGAAAACTGGAGAAGCGGCGGGGGCGATAAAGTTCTCCCCTGCGGGCAATTCGAGCTTGATACCGCGCGCGGAAAAGGGCCGCCGTCAACGATCATCATCATGGGAACGGCGTTGCCGTACAGCTCACAGGCGCGGCAGACGAAAAAAAGCCGATCATGGGAAGCGAGGAAGCTGTCCGGGATCGCGAACGACATAGCCGCCGCAAACGGCATGAAAGTCATGTATTTGTCAGCGAGCGATCCGTATTATGCGCGCACAGAACAGGTCAAAACTTCAGACTATAAGCATTTGTCGAGGCTTTGCGAGAAAGCCGGCATATCGCTGAAAACCACAAACAACACGTTTGTCCTGTTCGATCAAGCGGAATACGAAGCGCGGCCGTCCATTTTCACTTTCAAGCGCGGCGGTGGCAAGTATACAAAATGGGAGGTGTATTCCGGCGAAACGAACACAAAATACGCGTCATGCCGGGTGAGCTACACAGATCCGGACACAGGAAAAAGCGTCGAAGGAACGGCCTACGTCGAGGACTACAACGCGAAAAAAGAGAACAACCAGCGGCATGAGGTAAGCGCGAAGGTATCAAGCGCCGCAGAAGCGAAAGCGCTCGCGGAGAAACATCTGCGGCTTGTAAACAAACATCAAAAGACAGTGGTCTTTACCATGCCCGGCAATCCTGACATGATGGCCGGCCAGCCGGTTGACCTGGCCGGTTGGGGGATGTGGACGGGAAAGTATATCATCAAAAAAGCCGCGCATGCGGTTGGCGATGGCGGGTATGTCACGCGCGTTGACCTTAGGCGGGTGCTGGAGGGGTACTGATGGATGTTGAAAATGTTTTAGAAAGACTCGTGCGGGTTGGGGTTGTCGATGCGGTTGACGCCGGCCGGCGCCGCGCGCGCGTCAGGTACCCCGATACCAGAACCACGTCCGGATGGCTTTGTGTACTCCAACATTTTGCGGCCAATATCCACGTCGAGCCTGATGGCGAACATACGCACGTTATAGAGGACACGTTTACCGCGGGCGGTAACGCGAGCGTGGAGCCGGAGCACGACCATCCGACAACACACCTTACACAATGGATGCCCGCCGTGGGGGAGCGGGTGGTCGCGCTTTACCTCCCGATTGTGGACGGTGACGGATTTATTATAGGGGGGATTTAACATGTCGCAAGTAGGGTGCTTGGGGGATATCATATTTTCCGTGTCGTCCGACTTTGTCGAAACATTCAACAACGCGCAGTGGAACGGCGCGGCCAGGTACTCGACACACTACAGGCATTTGTATCACGCCATGACAGAATTCACAGGACTTGAGGCCGACACATTCCCCCTCGAGATGTATCTTTCGTCCGAACTTGGTGTAAATGTCATGGAAGAACTCGTTAAAATCTGGGTTTATGAACGAGCCGGTGAGGCGCTTCCTCTCGCGATCGGTGAAAAAATGTACGGAAAATACAGATGGGTAATCAGAAACCACAGAATCAGGTTGCGGACATTTGACAGGGACGGAAATTTGACGTCCGCTTCCGTCACCGTAAATCTGCTCGAATACCTGAACGTGTAAAAGGGTGGCGTTATGAGTTATAAGGTCAGCGCGAAACCGCGCGACAAACGCGACAAAATAGTTTTGAACGCCGAGGGCGACGCGGCCGTCCTGCAAAATCTGGCGATTATATTGTCGACCTTGCAGGGTGAAGTGCCTCTTTACCGCGATTTTGGAATCAACAGGCGCTCTCTCGATAAACCGTTGCCCGTGGCGAGGACAATGTTGGTTATCGACATCACGGAGGCTGTGCAAAAATTTGAGCCGCGGGCGTCGATTATCAACATCACATTTCAAGCCGATGCTGACAACCCCGGAAGGCTTACCCCGATACTGGAGGTGGATATCGCCAATGAGTAGAAATACGGAATATGAGTTTGTCAGCACGGACACAAACGAGATTATATCAAAGGCTGTCGCCAAATATGAGGAAATCATCAAAGTCAGCGTGAAGCCCGCCAGCCCAGAAATGCTGTTCATCCTCTGGCACTCCGCGGAGATTGTCCGTGAGCGCGTCCTGAATAATTACACGGGAAATCAAAATATACCAAGCCGGGCGGACGGGGAAAACCTCGACGCGCTCGGCGAGGACATATACATGGAGAAGCGACCAAAGGCGCGGCCGGCCGGCAGCGTCGCCCGGTTTTTCATATCCGCCGCGCAAAACACATCAATTCTGGTGCCGAAAGGAACAAAGATCACAGACATAAGCGGCGTGCTCGTATGGGAAACAACCGAAGATGTCTATGTGGCGATTGGCGCCCTGCACGCTGACGCGCCGATACGGTGCCAAGTTGCCGGCGTCGTCGGGAACGGGTACGCCGCGGGGCAGATTAACCGGCTCATTGATGTCGACAGCATTGAGTTTTTCGACCGCTGCGAAAACATCACCGCGAGCGACGGCGGCGCTAATCGGGCGACCGATGAGGAGTATTTCACGCTGATGCGCGAGAGCCAGGACGCGCCGAGCACCGCGGGAGCGAGGGGCACCTATGAGTATTACGCGAAAAAGGTGTCAACGGAGATCGCTGACGCCGTGGCGAACACTCCCGGCGCGGGGCGTGTCGCTATTTACGTCCTGATGAAAGGCGGGGCGATCGCCGGGGAGCAAATTAAGAATGACGTTCTCAGCGCGTGCAATCAGGAAGATATCCGTCCGCTTACGGATTTTGTTGCCGTCGAGGACGCGGAAGTCGTCAGCTATGACATTGACTTCACTTACTATATTCCTAACGGCACGAAGATCAGCTCGGAGGCGTATCAAAATACCGTGCAAAGCGCGGTGAGCGAGTATGTCGCGTGGCAGCGGGAGAAGTTCGGACGCGATATCAATCCCGACGAGCTGCGTCAGCGAGTAAAGGCCGCCGGCGTCAAACGGATCTCTTTGAACGCCCCCGCTTTTACACCGCTACGTGATGGTCGGACGGACAACACTGTCCCGCAAGTCGCCGCTGTCAGCGCTGTAAACATCGTGAACGGGGGTTACGAAGATGAATAGCGAACATGGCCCGACACTCGAAAACCTTCTGCGGTCA